TCAGTCTCGAGGGTGCTCATAGGCACTTATAGGTAACCTGGCAACTGGGCCATGGCAGACAAACCGGCTGGCAGGGCAACCTGCCAGCCATTAGCAATCTCATTGAGCGGAGGACTATTACCAACGACGCTTTGATTATTGGTCTGCATGAAAGACAAGTCCACAAAAACGGGGGCCACATGAATGACACCAGAAACAGTGGAAAAGTTCTGAGAACCAATGATCTTAACGCCGCCGGAAACAAGGCGGGCAGCAGTGTACATCTCTCGAAAAAGAGTGATGTTGGTCACCGGGTTGTCAATGCCCACAACACCACTCCCAGGGCCGAAGGCATTCTTAGTACCAGCAACGGCGGTATAAGATATGCCATTCGGCCAATAGAACGTGGATGGGACATTGGCGTAAAGCCCGGAGACCTTACTGCCAACAATGCCTTGAACAATCAAGTTTGAAGGGTCAGGGTTGATGAGAAAAAGGGACTGACCAGCATTAGGAGCCACGGAAATCATATTAGGGTCAGTAAACGTCGCCGCCGTCGGGTTGGTGGTGATGACAGAAGGCTGCCTGATGTCGAAACACCCAGACAGTCCCTGAAACTCATCAGGATAACGCTGACAGTTGGCATCCTCAGAAAAGGGGTCAACAGCGGCAGACACCAACGGATGGAGATTATACTGGGATTTGCGTGGCGCTCGCGGACGCCTCTTCGGACCACGAAAACGCGGGATGGCAACGGGTGACAACGAAGCATCCATGACATCCCGTTTAGGGGCGAAGAGCGCCTGCGAAGTGGACTGGGAGGCCCTAACCCTAACACCTTTACGGGGTGCCCTTTTGGGTTGTGTGGGCAAGGCCTGTCGGGCTCGACGGGCCTTGGCAGCTTTAGTTTTCGTCATGACGGTGATGGATGGGGAGTGATATGGGATACCCGACTCTCCAACGGAGACTGTACATCGTGGGTGACCTCTTGGTTGGCGCCGTGCAGTCATTTGGCATTCTGTATAGCACGTAAACAACTCCGGTGTTGCAAGAACGTTTTGGGCCACTTAGCACCCACGACCCCATGAAAAACGAACTACAACGGCATAGCCGACTGATAGTGCAGGCATCGGCCAAGCTGAGAACCTATGTCAACACTATCGTAGAAACGTTCAAGAACCAACTGTTCGCAGGGGGTGACACCGAAAGCCCAGTAGAAACTAGCACGGGTCCTGGGGTGGACGTCACCGAAAGAACGAACCATGTTCTTCTGTAACATCCTAACACCCCAGGATTGGCCAGAATCCACGAGCTTCCTCTTAACCGCACCACGCAACATGGTGCGGTAGAAATTCTGGAAAATTGGCACGCCACCGGTCATTGCCATACCACCCTCGCCAACGGCGTGGCGCCATGCCGAAAACATATGTGGCTGTACATAATTATGTACACACATAGTATCCTTAGCTATGGCCCACTTTGGATGGCGGACCATGATGTAAGAATCGTGGTCCGGCCCGACCCAAACAGGGTGGGTTTGGCAAAACTCCAGCTCCTCAAAGGTATAGGCAGGTGGCTCAACTGCCATGGAAAAACCCATGCGCAGGAACCAACCATCCAAAAACCTAATAAAGCGAGAGTAAAAGCGGCGCTCCATAAAAACCACGCAGTCATCACCGTTGTTGGCCAGCCTGACAGGGATACCCACCCAGATGGAATAAGCGTAGACCATGGCACACATCAAGAGGCAATTACCCAAAGATGTGTTCATGTCACCACTCATCCTCCCACCATTGGTGTGGTACTTAACCCTGCCATCAGCCGTATAGCCCACGCACTGGTTCACAAGCTGCATCGAAAGTAGCTTGGCCAACCGCCGGCGATGACGGCGGTTGGGGAAGCATTTAAGATACTGCGCTCCTTCCCAGTTTAGGGCCTCCCGAGAAACATGTTGGTCGAAACGACTAGCGTCAAGACCAACTGCAACGGGATCCTTGAACGATGACCACTTCGCGTACATCAACTTACCAGAATCGGCGGAATTCATCCCCTTAAAGACGGTACGATCACCGAACAGTTGGGCAATGGAATGGAAGATTCTCTCCTCGATAGGCCGAAGATAACGGCCTAATTCAATTATTATACCTTGGGGACCTGGGACTGATCACCCGAGGAACTGGATCACTTTTACGCGTGAAGTCCGTCTTCTCGTACTTAGTGAAAACCTTAAGATGCGCATCCTGCGGATTAAACCCCCTTCTCAAAAGGTCGTCCGCGGCGCCCTCGTAAACACGCCTTTTCCGGCCCCGGAACGTGCTGACAAAGTCGGCACGAGACATCGGGGCGGTACTAGGGAGCAGTTGTGAGAGACGCCACCCCACATTGGAATCCAACATGGTGGCAAGGTGCCCATTTTTAGGCCTCGGTGGTGGAACAAAAACGCCTTGACTTTTGACATAAAAGACGCGTTCCAAAACCCCCCGAACCAAAGTGTCTACAGTGTTGTTAAAACCACGGATGGCCATTGGCGGAGAGATGCCAGAGACACGAACCATACGCCGTGGTTTCGGTATACCCCATTGCCTACGCACTGTCAAGTTGGGGTGGGAAGGGGCCGCACTAGCCCGACATCCCACCCCCAGTACCACAACAGGGCACCCCTATACGGAACCAGCCAGCACACCAGGTGCTGGCAGGCCCCTACCCCCCCTGACGAAGTCGATCAACCAGGCGAACCCGGGACACAACCAACGCCAGAAAGGGGTATGCTCGGGGATGGGCAAGGCACGCGACCGATAAACATCGGATCCCAAAACCTCATTCATCTCCCTAAGGGCAGCAGAGGGAAGGAAACTTGGATAAAGAGCCATGTCGATGATGTCCAAACCATCACACGCT